TCATCTACCCCTTCTTTGATTTAATATCGCCCTTCTCTTTGCATCTGACTTCGCAATCAAATCCTCAATAGTAGGCTCTTTTTTCTTGCTGTTGGATGGAATAGTAGCATCATCCCGACTACGACTAACGGGCTTTGGTGCTTTTGTACCGCTTGCTGATTTTCTCATACGTTCCTCTAGTCTGCCCATCTCCATTATTTGTGCTACAGGGTCGGCAATCTTTGAAATACGCGCCAACTCTTCTGGATTACGTTTGCTAGCTGCATATATAAACGCTGCAGGGTCATTTAAGCCTCTTAACGCATAGGTCATGGCATCTGTGACGGGTTGTGCGCCTACCACTTCCCGAAAGTCGCTAAACTTGCTCATGCCACGATTAAAATTGTCTTCAAATACTGCCTGATGAGCTGCATCCTGTTCTTGTTTTTGCTTTTCTGCTTGTTTTTGCCCTATCTTAGAAACTGTTTTTTCAACGAACTTTTCTAATTGGACTTCCCAAGGTTCTGTTGATTCTGGGTTGTATTCGAAACCTTGGGTCTGTTGGTTAATTTGCTGTTGGGTGGGTTGCTGATGCTGAGAATTAGCCCTAGAAAGTCTTTCACGAACCGCTTTATTGATTCGCTCATTGACCTCTTCTTCAGTATAAGTTTTAGCAGCCGTCTTAGTGTTTCCATAATCATCATGTTCTGCCCCCTTTTCTGAGTCCTCATCATTTGATTCAGGTTCATCAGGTTCGCTTTCTGGGTGTGGTTCCTCATAGTCGTTGGTATAACTTTCCGCTGGCAATTCCTTACTTTCCGGCGTCGGCGGCGTTAGTGATGAATTCCCTGCTGTCAATAAATCATCTATATTGGTTACTTCTGTAGCCATAACAACATCTCCTTGTTAATTATCAAAATCCTTTTTGTTACTGCACTTTATGCGTTAAAATCTCCACTAAGTTATCAGCATGAGAAATCGCTGCATCAGTCTGAGTGCGGTCTGTCTCGGCTAAATACCTAAACTCCTGCTCTTGTATTGCGCCTGCTACCTCTAGCTTTTCAGTCTCAAGTTTTTGAAGTGCAACCTGAGCATCCATTAATATTTTTTGCTGCTTGAGCCTAATCTCTTCCTCTTTGAGTTGAATCTCTTTTTGTGCTATCTGCATCTGCATTTGTTGCATCTGCATTTGTTGCTGCATCATGGCTTGTTCAGGTGTAGGTTGACCATTATCTTGAGGCATTTTGCCTGTTTTACCCGCTTGTATGATCTCAGGAGGCACCATGGTTTTTAAGCGGTTCTTTATTTCGAGATTATTTGCTAAGGGCAAGTTGTCAGCATATAAATCTGCAACGAGTTTAAACGTGTTTGGATCTGCTTGTAAAACCTCCCGTAATGACTGTAATGCTTGTTCTTTTTGACCTTCAAAACTTGGACCTGCTTTGAGTCTAACTTCATAAGTTCCTTTGCGGATATCATTTTGAATCACCTCTCCATATTCATCAATCTGTTTATTTACTGTAATATTTTTCATGCCTTCATCTGGCATCATGAGTGTTATGACTCGTTCGGCATCATAGACACGTGGAATCATTTCATTGACTATTGAGCCGCCAGCTGTAATTGCACGGTTAATAGAATTAAAGAAGCAATATGTCGAGTATGAGCCTTGACGTGTACGAGCATCAATTGCACTGCCTGATACTTCATTGCCTTGTTGTCCGAGTTGCGTGGGATATAAGCCCGTTGCTAGATATAAATCTTGTATCGCTACCTCATATTGTTGTGTAAGAGATTGCGATAATTCAGGCGGTCTTAATTGTTCTGGCTTAGCTCCAGTAGGACTTTCATCATAAGCGAGTAGTCCTTGCACGCTATTCGGGTCACGCCAATTGCGCTGCGTATCTAATCCCTGTACATTTTTCTTACTTCCTATGAATTGGTCATATCTAGATATCTTGAGAATGAATGCTGATTGTGTGCGAATGTAGTTGATGTATCTTTGTGTATCACGGCAATCACCAAAAAATGAACGACAGACTTGCTTGCCTGTTTTGTCATAGAAACTGTTTTGATCAACAAATACAATTGGTAATTGGTCGGCAGGAAATTCTCCCTCTTCAAGGATATAATCACCAGCAATCTTGTAATGCCAGATTTTGTAAGATTTGAATGGCCGTTTATCTTCAATGCGGACTGGTTGGCCATCATCCCATAGAGTCATTGAGTTTTCTTCAAATTCCTCATTTTCAACAGGATTATAGGCAGACTCCTCCCCTTCAATTTCCATTGGCCCATTGTCGCCTGTGGTAGGGACGCCTTGGGCTTCATTTGATTCACCATTCAATGGGGGTTCAGTAGTAGGCATACCTAATGAATGTTCACGATAATTTGTAAACGGCATTGGTGTTCCATACATTGCATCAAGCCTATCTATCTGGCCTGACGCGCCAATCTCTCGCGCTTTCCTTGCATTCATCTCTTGTGACTTTTCAATCAGCTCGTCTAACTCTTCTTGATTGTATGTCTTTCCATTAGACATTTTGTATAATGTATCTTTTCTGTACTTACGTTTAAAATGGTCAATAATAGTAATGCCGTCGTCATCCGCCCATGTAAACGGGTCTTCATTTTGATCTGGCTGAACGGCAAGAGCTATTTCATCTTCACTTTGAGTGATGCTATAAATCTTAGAGATATTCTCTTCAATTTCTTTACCGTAAATCTCTCTAAATTTTGGGCGTGACATGCGAGATATGTAGCCAGAATGCATGCCATCAGTTTTTTGTTTTGTCTCTGAACCGAGATCGAAGTAGGCACGAGTTGCATCTTTGAAGTGACCGTAAACTATATCGAGATCGAATGAGCGTTGATGAGTGTAATCAGTGGCTACATAGAATGCACTATATCCACCAATAGCAGCTTGACCCGCACAAACCTGATAAGTTATTGTTGCGTCCGTTGAGAACATTATGTCTTTAATAATTAATTCTCGAAGGTGCGCCGTTTGTTCATCGCAATTAGTCATAGGAACTACTTGTAACTGCGGCGTATTCTGCTGCTGTTCCCCCAGAAGTGCATTTGCTAGAGCGGCAAGCTTATTCGCAACCATAGGGACTTTGCGAAATGTTTTTATCATATCGTCTTCTTCTTCGTCAGTCCATTGCTGGCCAAGAGTAAAGACATGCATTTCATGATATTGATCAATGTTCCACTTAAAATCTTCGCGGAACTTTTCTACTGCCAGACGCGCCTCGTGCGCAATCTTCTCAGCTTTTTTTGCCATAACTTATCCTTAAGTTAGGTTTGATGATAACCGGCTGGAATTGCACCAGCTTTATCTAGTTTCCACGGTCACTCGTGCCAAGGTCACCGACTAGATGTAATATAGCTCATGGCTTGAAAGTTGTGTACCCGTGTCACTGTCCACGATGCGGTTATCAATATTGTAATTCTTCTCTCTCTACCTTATTAATAAATGCTCTTACAGCTAGGCTCAATTCGTGGTATTTAGATTGCTGGTTAACAGGATGGTTCCCACTAACTGCAATCATTGCATTTAACGCACCTTTAATTTGATCCCATTGCATAGCCAATAAATATGATCTTATTTCAGAATCTACTAGCATTATATCAACCTTCCTGCTGTTCTCTCGGGTATCACATTTGCCTGATAGCTGGATGTTCCCGCGTGCTGTCCGTAGGCAAACGTTAACATCAGAGAGTCTGCCTTATCAGGGCTATTCATACCGCGCTTTTTAGCATCTTTTTTGCTCTCGATAACGAGGCGTCCACTGCTATTATACTCATATCCTAGCCCACATAGCTCTTTCTGTAACTCAGGATCGTCTGGAATCTGTACTGGCATATCTTGATTAAACCACTCTCGCATCTCATGCCAAAGCTCCGCGCGTAAGTTTAGAAACTGTTCTTGATTGTTAGCCGCGCGTGCAACATTGACGCCAACTACGCACTCGTAGCCCATTTCATTTAGACGGTCAACAACGCCAGCGCCAATACCAATACAGTCTATAAATACTTTGTGCGGTCGCTCCTTGTCGATAATCATTTTCACTTTTCCAACAAGTTGCATAGTATCTAAACCTTTGAACGACTCGCATCTATATGCTAGTCTACCACGTCGCCTGATAATTGCACTCTTATCACTACCGCCACGCGCAGGATCAACGCCAATTAATAGTGCACTGGTAGATTCAACGCTTGCTTTGCGGGCCCGAATTACAGGTTCAACTGTAATAAAAGTGTCCGTAATGGAATTTATAAACGCTTCTTCATCCGTGAAAGGATACTCTTGGCTAAATCCCTTACACTTTTGCGAGTAATCCCCGTCAAAATCCATGAGCTTAGTTCTACGCCATGCTAGATGTTTAGCTGTCAAACCATCATTGGCATATAGAAGCATCCAGTCCTTTTCCTCGTCTGTTAGCACCATGCCTACTGCATCTTTTGTATAAGTATCGTCCCAATACCATGGCACAAAGATATTAATATAGTCTGACTTGCCCTCTTTCGCATCTTGCCAATCTAAATAAAAAGCATTCGCAATACCATTTGCTGTTGACTCTTTAATCTTTTCAGTGCCTGCAATATCTGCAACTGTTTGCTCAATGCCGCGTTTAATCTCAATATGGTTTTCATAAAACGCGTACTCGGATAAATGCATCAGTTGATTAGTCATTGAGCGACCTATCTCTTTAGAGCCTGCAGTTCCCACGCGATAGCCTGAGTTAAATGTATTAAATAGTAGTTGGTTTTCGTTATCCTTGTCCGGTTTGGGGGCTAAGCCTTTAGGCAGATTATTGTTATAGCGTTTAGTCATTGCAAAGAGCGACCGAGTTGCATCACCCATGTGAGTCAATATAAATGCTTGCGTGCCGCCCACAGTGAGCACTTTGTGAAAATATCGTCCACTGATGTACGTGCTCAATCCCATTTGACGGCCTTTGAGAATGTTGGCTCGCACGTAGCCCTTATCATGTAGCTGAGCCTCTAATATATTATGTACATGTTTTTGTGCGCGGTTGAATTCGAGAGGGACTAGATTGCCTGATTTATCTGTGATTTTTAAAAATGCGGTTGCAAATTGTTGGAGGTCAAAAACGTTAATCATTGCAGCCTTACTCACTCTTGACTTTGATCTCACCTTTGAGTATTTTTTCTAGCACGGACGCGGCTGTATTATCCTTGTCCTCTTTGTCTTCTGCATAGTCTGCACGAAAGCGGTTTTTCATAGTAAAGATGTACGCGGCTTGAGAAAATTTTTCAAGATTACCATTGATTCCGTCACGCCCCAGTCTTTCCCAATCACGCTGAGCTTTTTGAAGACCTTGTTCTAGCGCGGCTTTAAATTCTGGATTAGAGTCGCGCCATTCGTACAAAGTTGACCTAGCAATGTTTAATTCTGCACAAACAGCGGCTAAACTTTCACCACTCGATAAAACGTCTATCGCTATTTGACAGTATTCTTTTTTGTACACATTGGGAGTGCCCATAACATACTCTCTTTTATGTGTCCGACTTATGGTCCTGCTTGTTCGTTTCTTTTTTCCCCTCTCATGCCTCCACCAGCTTCACCCGGCATGCAATACTTGGGCTGCTCGCGGCACTGTTCATCAACGATTTTGCCATACATAGATGGAACACCATTGTAATGGTTATATTCCTTTTCTTCAGTGTAATCTTTAACCTCAGACATGCTCATAATAAGCCCCTTTAGTAGTAGATATGTCTAATGTAGCACGTTCCCGTCGAAATCTAAATTACTTTGGCCGGTATGAAGATCTCGACGGAGGTCTGGAGTGCTTGGTTATACCTATCGTTAATATATCACAACAAATAAAATGAGCAACTCTATATAAATATTGTCACGACTAAAAATAATTAAAAATAATTTGATTCAATGCTTGTAATGTTATTACAACTATTGTAATATACTTTTTATCAACGACAATTAACTTAAAAGAGGTGGAAAAATGAAGGAAGCACAAAAGATTCACTTAGATTGCAACTATGATCGCAATTACATGTTTATAAAAGCTGTTTTAAATGGCAAAAAATCGGATGTAGTGGCATGGGAACAAAAAGAATGGGGGACAGAATGCTATCCAATATTTACCTTTATGGATGGCTCTATTTTAGAGTTTACGATTACAAATACTGTATATGTTGCGGACGTAAAATGGTACGAGAACGTTGAAGAACTATTAGCCGCCTAGAGCGGCTCTAACTTGGAGTAAATAACATGTCATATCAAGCAATAACAACTAAATATCTAGCGCCTACCAATTTCAAGGGACCAAGAGTAAAGGCTGAATGTGAGGCTGGTAGCATAACAGTTGAGTACAATCACTCATTAGATGACAAGGCAGCTCATACCGAGGCTTTCGTAGCTCTAGCAAAAAAACTCAACTGGCATAAATATATATGGCATAGAGGCGGTTTAAAAAACGGATATGTATTTGTATTAGGTGAACCGTAGAAAAGGCGGCTTAATGGCTGCCATGACTGCCGAGCAGGCAGATTAATATTAACTTTAATTGGAGTAACAAAGATGAACAATTTACAAAAACTATTTAGCTGTATATCAGGCTTCGAATTTGATATGCCTTTTACATCAGCACGTGATGATTACTATTATGAGTTAGTTGAAAGGAAAGCTAGTCATAAAGAACGGGTAGATCACTTACATGCTTATGCAATTGAATATGTAGCAGATATGACACCAACCGATTGCAGTGTGGTAGACGAAGCTCTTAGACAAGCAATGACAATAAACAATAGTTGTGACCGTGATCACTTGTATATTGGCTTAAAATAACTTTAATCGCGGCAAGGACGCTGCATAACTTGGAGTAACAAAAATGCAAGAATTTAAACCAATAGAACTAATAACACGTGAGCCAGATATGTCTATAACAGTACATGAAGACTATTCAGTAAGTACGAAGCAAATACCAAAACATGCATACTTTAGATTGGACAACACCCCTGGATATTCTCAGACAGAACTAGACTTTCACAATGCAGAATTTGAAAAGTTTTATGCTGAAAAATATCAAATATATAGACTGAGTTGTTATACAGATTGGAGCTGTTTAAGGAAAGATTTAGCAGGACAATATTTTAAACAATTTATGAGCAAAAAAGGAGAGAACACCATGGCAGTAGAACAAGCTAAAAGAAAAGAAAGTTTATATAAAAATATGACCGTCGCTGAATATGACAAGCTTGTTGACGGTTATGCAGAAAGTCTGTATCGCATGATTAGTCAATATGCATCAAATAGACACGACGCAAGATCCATTTTAGATGATATTTGTGACACCGTTAACGAAAGTATAAACGCAAGGAGCAATCAAAATGTTTAAAAGTATAGCGCTAGGGAAGCTCCAGGAACTCAAAAAGTTGGGTGAACAGAAAGAAATAAAGTCACTCAAAGATGCAATGTATTTTGCAGCTAAAGACTCAGTGAGAAACGGAGGCAGCCCGCATCAAACGATATACGTCTATAAGGATAATAGCAAAATGTTAATCATGGCGGGAGGTCATGTACATGTATCACACGGTCATGTGGTTAATGAGGAGGGTGGCAGCTTTTATGTAGACGACGAAGAGCTTGCAGAACAACAAGAGTTATCAACTAAATTAGATATATAGGTGAACAAAATGTTAAAAATAAATGTAGAAAATTGGAGTTATAGAAAATTCGAAAACCAAGCTGAAAGGGAATATAAATTAGCCATCGAGTGGAAACCTTCGCAAATATGTGAGTTTAAACATCTTACATCACTGACGGCAGATCAGTTAAAAGACTTTGCAGTTCATTTAAGAGACGTGCAAGAAGAAATAGTAAGACTGTTAACAATTAACCAAGAGGAGCAATAAAATGACAATGCCATGCCGTATAACTGATGAAAATATATACAATCCATGGGAGGATGATCATAGCCAATGGGTAGATGAGTTTAAAGAACCTGTTTTAAAGGGATTAGGGAACGTTACAATCAACGATCTCATGGCTATAGATACTTACCCCTGGGTCGGTAAAAATCGCGAATTTGGGTACATTTTGGAGCTTGAGAGCGATGAATCTACCGAACCATTTTTACAAGAAGCTTATTTACATCCTGCGGCTATGGAAAGTTTAGCGACGTTCTGCCGCAGGTTCGTAAATCTCTATGATAAAATAAGCCAGGATTAGCTAATAATTCTGACTCCGGTAGCACACGGTCCCTTGGGTGAGTGTCCAGCAACGAATTCAACCCGTTGGCCCTCTTTCAGTGTCTTGAAACCAGGGCACTGAATTTCTTTGAAGTATACGAAATAATCCCTGTTCTCACTAGCAATAAATCCGAATCCTTTTCCATCATTGAACCACTTAACTATACCAGTTTGCATAATAAAATCCATTTAGTTAAAATTAAAGCCACATGCGCGGCACCGCTGAATCCATATAAATCTACAGCATTATCGATTTTGATCAAGTGTTGCATTGTTGATACATGCCGCCGAGGAGAGATTTAAAGCTCTTGCCAGCTAAGACTTGAAGTTCAGTTTTCGGCGTAGGAGCACGTCTTATGCAAATCAAATCATGTAGAGCCTTTGCAGATTCGCGTTGTGATTCATCAGGAAAGAACGCATCAAGTTGTCTCGTCTTGAGTGCATGACCGTAATCAGAGGCAAGTGTTAGCTGTTCTTGGGTAAATTGAGTTGTTCTTGGTGAAGGAGTTTGATCTGAATCTGTGGTTGACACCTCTTCCCGATTAACCATCTTTTCACGCTTTTTATAATTTACTGGTTTTTCATTATGAAGCCATTTTAAAAACTTCTCTTCAGTTGGCCATAATTTTTTCTGTTCATAGTGAGATCTGCAATCTTCAAATATTTTTTCTAATGTAACTTCCCTATCAAAAAACTTCTCCTCAAATATCTCTTTTGCCTCTTCGCTGTTGAGTGCTTTTTGTTCAGCTGTTTGCTTTTTAAGATTCAAATTTTGTGTGTGTGTGGACCCTTCCCCCACACAATTAAATTCTTTATTTAGCTTCTTAGTATTATGTATCGCCGTGGCGATACCCCCCCTATCGCCGTGGCGATACCCCCCTATCGCTGGTTCGATACCCCCCCTCGCGGTGGCGATAGTGGAATTATCCGAGCATTCTGTTTGTATTTTTTGCTCAGGCCTGATGATATATCTTTGTCCATTCCGCATAACCCTTCGCATTTGACCGTGAGCCTCAAAATATTTGAATGCATCAATTATGGACGATATGGACTTTATGCCCGTGCGCTCCATAATCATCGAATTGGATAAAAAACAATCTTTACCGTGATTCCAAAATTGGAAGATAGTTTCGTAAAATTTTAAGAGAGTGAAAGTTAAAGCCGGAAGTTCTAAAATATAAGAAGGTACTATGAAGAAATTTTGTTGGTATTTTTGGTTAGACATGATATAGTCGCTCCTGGTTCAGTTGGTGCTGGCCAAAAACCTCGTTCTAAAGGTTGTTGGAATAAACCCGCGTACTTGTCATACACGGGCGCGGGCAGGATGCCCACTTTATACATTTTATCCGTCTTCGATAAACCCATACATATATTTAACTCTAATGTTCATGTTATAATGGTCCCGGCGAGTTTTATATGACGTAACTCCGGCCGTTCATGATCTTCGCATGGGCGGTCTTTATCAATCTCGGCTAGTAACTCTTCAAGCCATACTTCAACCACTCTAATATCGGCCACACGAAAACAGATCATATTTAAACTGGATGGATCTCTTTCATGAAGAGATATTGCTAACCTTTCTAATAACTGTACAGATTTTGCTCGAATGTCAATATTCATTACAACTCCTGTAAAATATTAATGCTGCTGTGAAGTGTCTATCTCATTAATTTGACTCTCAATGCAAGTAGTCATTTCTCGCAAGACCCTAATGAGAATTTTCCCAACTTCAGTACCCATCATATTATGACGCTTATCAGGATCATTTTTTAGTAAATCTCGGTAAAGTCTGAATGACTCAGTTAATAGTGTATTTATTGAGCTACCCATAATTCCATCAAACGGATCTCGGTAATCAAAATTTTTGACGAATAAATTTATATTTTCGATATCGACACTGCATACAGTTTCGCGAATATGCTCAATAGCTTTCCGGCAATCCTCCGGTGACATGTCCTTTAAAAACTGATCAATTAATTTAGCGGTAGTGTCATTCATTAATATTTTCCTTCTGATTAAGTTTAGCAATAAGTTTTCTAAATGGAGGGTCGAGAATAAATATTAATAATGCGAGGGCGCAAGATAAAAGACCAACGATCAACCATATAGGTATATAAGTTGAATTAATAATCCATGGCACAATGATACCAGTACACATAGTCACAACAAATATTGCAAACATAAATATTAATAGATATTTTCTAGTCATGATTTGCCACCAATGGTTAAAAAAGGCATCGTAGCTGAAGCATTTGTTTGAGGCAATTTACCGTCCCATTTTAAAATGGCTTGATATTGTACAAACTCAGCGGTCAAACTTTCTGCTAGAATCTTATTAGCCTTAGCCTGCGACTCAGCATTCAATGTAATTTGCTTAGCGTTGGCCTCAGCTTCAATTACTCGTCTTTGCGCTGCAGCATTAGCATTAACAATAGTTTTTTGAGCCTCAGCACGACTAGTAGCAATTTCATTCTCAACTTTGACGGCATTTTGTGAAGCTTCAATCTTCGCATTAATAGATTGCATGACACTAGACGGTAAATCAAAAGAACCTATCAGGTAAATTTTATCAACGTCAATGCCATTTTTAGCTGCACTATCTCGGACCATCGTATTAACTCGCGTGATAAACTCTTCTTTCCGAGTACTATAAATTTGATCCACAGTCATTGTCGAGGCAATCTCGTTCATCGCATCTCTAACCATATTATGCAAAAATGTATTTGTGATTTCATTGATCCCAAGTCTATACCTTGTAAAAACTTTAGTCACATTATCCGGTGCAATCTGGTATGTTACACCAACATTTGAAGTAATTGTAAGACCTTCTGAGGTCTGCATCGTAATAGCCTGTTTTTTATCCCACGAATAGTTCTGTAAGAATGTAGGGAAAAGGTACAACTCCTTATTCCATCCTAGATAATATCTGCCCACACCGACCGTTTCTTCCGAAACGCCTTTTTCGGACCCATATAGATTAACTATTACTCCTCGATAACCTGCTGGCACTTTATGACAGGCCATGATTACAAAGGTTAAGCCGCCTACTACTGCTAATTTCCTAAGCTTCATTTAAATCTCCTTATTTTCTGTTCGATATTTCAATGGCAATTTATCTTCAATGGTAGTCGCGGTTTCCCGCAAAACCTGAATCATAATTTTAGCAAAATCGGAACCTGTAAAAGATTCATTGCGTGGTTGAATCTTTAATATTTCGTCAATCATTTTTAGAGAACGGCTTATAATATTTGCGAGAATCACAGCAATCGTGGAATCTACAGTACTATTGCAATCATATATATTAATAAAATGCTGTAAAATTTTATGTGCATCAAAGGTAATTTCAATTGAGGCTCTTCTTGCATACACATCATTTGATTCGCCGTCAAATTGAGACACAGAGGTTCTTAAAAAGTCTAATGGGTCTTTTTTTGTCATGCTGCTCGCTCGATTAATTGATCAATAATATTTTTGCATTGCTCAGTCATATACTCAAAAGTCCTATGCTTTCCAATAGGTTTATTTTGAGGATAAAGATAAGTAGAATCGCCATATACCTCTTCTATAAGCTTTGCGCGATCGAGAATTTTTTCATCATTCCCGAAATATCTTTTTAAGGTCTCATAACAAGGGAAATCATAACCATGACCTGCATCAAAGCCAATCCATGTATCATTACAAGGAATGGATAGCAGATCTTTAGCTGCATGTTCCCGGCCTTCAAACGTAATGCCGCCATGGCAGTTTATTTCATCCGGATCGTAAGAATCGTCAGATTGAAGAGCTACATAACCACACCTATGACCCCAATCAGTAAATGTAATTAAATACTCATACCCTTGATATTTTCCCCCTCCTTCTATCACAACACCGTCATAAGCAAATAAAAAGGGCTGATCGCCTTTCATTTCTAGCAATTTAGTTATGCAGCTCATTTTAGATTCAACTCCTGTCTGATTTTGCAGTATGTAAACTCGGATAATTCTGGGATCTCTTTGCCTTCATTTACCAATACCCACATCTCGATAGTTACCAAACGCTTTCGAAGTTCCCAATATTTTTTATTATAAGCAAAACTCCAATATACCCAGGTGCCTAAACAAAACATTTGTACAACTGCAACCGCATGTGAAGAGGTTACCCAACTAAAAAAAGACATAATTTCATCCATCAACTTTTCTCCAAACATCACATTTATCACAGCCTAAATATATACCACCCTCTAAAACAAATGGCATTCCAATCATTACTTTTTTCTTTTTGTGGAATGCTAAGCATTTAGCTATTCGATACCACCACTTGATACTACGTTTAATTCTGAGCATTTTTGTCGTCCTTTTTTAGGTCCTCTAATAATTTAATCAATCCGTTTATTGCTTCCCTGCGAGTCTTGAAAATCAAATGCAGCGGCATAGCCATGCTAACTTGCTCTTCATGAGATAAACAAGCAAAACTGCAACTGTCTCTATGAATAATTTCTGTAATTTTATATTCAGAAAAAAGAGGAATATGTGGACTAATAATTAATGAGCATGTATCACCAGTTGTAGTATTTCCAAATGGCGTAAATGTCCATGTTAATGACCATGTATGACATTTATCCCCGACCACAAATTTACTTTTAGCTTTCTTGTCCATCTTGTCTATGCTCTCCATATCTACTTTTAATGCGCCTTTTGTGAGTCTCTCTAATTTATATTGAGACGCCTCAGGCACAAATCCTTGTTCAAACCAGTTATGCAATGATGATGCTGACATTCCCGTTGCTTTCCAGAATTTATAACCACTACCATATTGCTCATATACATCTTGCGGTGTCATTTTTTCGTCTCCTCTTAAATTATTTCTAAAAAAGTATAATTCATTTGTTGCATTCAGTCAAGTTATGAAATATACTTATCTTCGACAACAACAACGAGGTGTAAAAATGACAGTAAAGTATAACGATGGTGTACATAATATATCAAATGAAGAGTACCACGCTTCAAGTGCAATTTCCCGTAGCAAATTAATGTTGCTCGATAAAAGCCCGTATCATTTTTGGTATGAAATGTATTCAGGGCTTGCGGAAAAGAAAGATCCTACTCCAGCTATGAACATAGGTTCTGCTTTTCATACATTATTATTGGAACCAGATTTATTTGCAAAAGAATTTGCAGTGTCTCCAAAAATAGATAGACGTACGACTAAGGGAAAAGAGGAATACGCAGCATTTATAGAGCATAATGCAGACAAAACCATATTAACCGATGACCAATATGCAAAAGCCCTAGTTATGTCTAATCACGTCAAACAGCATGAGATTGTGACTACATTATTAGATGAATCGGTTTTTGAGCAATCAATATTCTGGACTGATGCAGAAACAGGAATTCAATTTAAGACGCGTCCTGACATATGGTCTTCAAAAATGGTTGTGGACTTAAAAACAACCTCTGATGCGAGCGTCTATGGCTTTACACGCTCAGCTTTAAATTATGGGTACTACCTACAAGCGGGTATGGCGTTCGAGGCTTGTAGGGCTATTGGCAAGCCTTTTGAGATGTTTGTTATATTAGCCACCGAAAAAGATGCTCCTTATGTACCGGCAGTTCTTATTATGGATGAGAAAGCTTTGCAATTCGGAATAGAGCAATTCAATGTGTACAAAAAGAAATTAAAAGCTTGTTTAGATGCCGATAAATGGCCTGGTTATCCGGTGCAAGAATTGTCTATACCTAAGTTCGCTAAGATCGAAGAAGAGGAGCAAGTAGCATGATTGATATTGATAAGGCGCTCTTGCCTCAAGAGGTAGATTATTATACTAACACTGCATGTATTTTATATTCGCAATCATTGCAGGATATATTAAAAAAGGCCACGGAAAACGGGAAAAATATTACCTTAAGAAAATTTCATAATGCGCAAAGAATGGCTCATTACAAGACGATACGCAAACTTAATAATAAAAATTACAATATTACGAATTTAGGGGATATTTTAAAATGAGCAAAGACTTACAAATATTAAATCAAAATATGGTTATGTGGGAAGATAAAGTACAGTTGGTAGAGATACGCAAATTATTTGCTCCAAATGTCAATGACACAGAATTTACATTTTTCGTGGGGATGGGGAAGGCCTCTGGACTTAACCCATTTAAACGCGAAATTTGGGCTGTTAAGTATGACAAAAATGCACCTGCACAAATATTTATCGGCCGTGATGGCTATAGGAAAATAGCTCAATCTCATTCTGAATATGATTATCATCAATGTGACGCAGTATATGAAAATGACAAATTTGAGGTAGTTAATGGTGAAGTGCGTCATGCCTATACAATGAAAGACAGAGGCCCTCTAATGGGGGCTTATTGTGTAGCTAAGAGGCATAAGTCATCACGTCCTATATATGTATTTACTGAGCTTAAAGAGTATTCTACTGGTCGCAGCGTTTGGAAAGATAAGCCGGCTACTATGATTAAAAAGGTTGCTGAGAGTCAGTGTTTACGAGCTTGCTTCCAAGATTTGCTGGGAGGAACTTATGGTGATGAAGAATATGAAGTCAGTGAGATTCAAGAAGAACCGAAAACCACTAGATCCCAACAACTAATGGATAAGTTAAAATCAGCTAAAGGACAAGTAATTGAAGATGATCCGCAGGAAGGACAGATAATAGAACTTTTGACTCCAGAGCAACTGGAAGAGATTAAAGCGCTCATAACGGTGAAAGA